GGAGCTTTACTAGAAGAAGTTTGCTTAACCGGTGCTGCTGCTTTTCGTTTTTTATCACGATCAACATCAGCTTGTTTAGGTACAGATTTACTTGATACTTTAGATGCCGGTGTATTAACACTAGTCGAATCAACTATTTGTCCAGATTTGTGCATATGTTCAATAATTTGGCGATATGCTTCCACATCAGGAATTCCATTTAACTTACCTAATGTTTTTTGTTGCTGCAGTATTGTATTAACTTTATCAAATACTCCATTACCCATATGAGTATTAATTACACTAATAATTTCAGGATTATCTGATACTGTAGTTTTACTTTCAGCATCCCAATCCTTAGTTAAAACATCAATAGTTTTATCAAAAGTACTAGTGGTTTTAATATCATCGAGTATTCGATCTAGTTCATATTCTTTATCTGTAACAGAGTAGTTATTCGGTTGGTAATCATTCGGAGCATCTTTATCAATATCTAAAGGATCTACAGCACTATCTTTAATTAGCTGAGTAATAGCTTGCGGGTTCTTTTTAGATAAATCAATTAAGTTGTTTAGCCTACTTTCATTTAAAAGATCATTATTTTCTAACATCTTAATGAGCTTTAGATTAGGCTTTAATTGAGACATCTTCTTCTGATAGTTTGCGCCCATTTGCATGAGACGAACAATATCATCCGGATTTGTCACCTGCATATCTACACCATTAGCTTTAAAGGGGCTAGTCACCTTTGTAAAAGCACTTTTGTAATCCAGCTCTGCAGTTTCCTGGGTATCCCCATCTGTATCAGTCGAGTCTGTTTTACTAGTATCAAGAGATTCTGTAGCATCACTATCAATAGACTTTTCCGGCTCCGTCTGAGTATCCTCGTCTGGTTGGCCTACTTCATCCTGAGTAGTTTCAACATCAGTTTCCTCCTGTGCTTCACTTGCCTCGTTTATAGAGGTCTCTTCACTATCATCAGTTTGATCTGATGTGTTAGTTTCTTCATTAACTGCGGTATCTTCAGCAGTTTCGGTAGTTTGGTCAGATTCTTCATTTAAGAATTCAGCAGGGTCTTTAGCTAAGAATTCTGCATCCGTTAGCCCTAAAGCAGTATCAGTCATTTAGTTATCCCTTCCGCTAAGATTTCTTCACGAGTTTGTTCGTGTTCGCCAAGTGCGGTATCCATCTCACTACCTCGTCGCATTACTGCTTCAAGGAAGTTAGCTAAGGCTCCAATACCATACTGCATGTTATCAATAAGCTTCATTTGATCAACAGTAAGATTAGAACTTTTAGCCATAACTAATCTAGCGGCTTCTTCTTTAAAGTAGCCTTCTTCAATAACGTCTTTAAAATGCTTACTATCCATCAGTTTAATGCAGTTATCTCTCAGTGCACGTATTCTTCGAGCAGCATCAATCTGAATTTCAACTTGTTCTAGTTCTGTAGTCATGTCATTCCTTATGATTAGTTATTATAAACATACTCCTTACTGCTTATTTAACGTATCAAAGGCTGCTTTGTCAAGGTTAGATAATCTATCATGTTCTTTTTCTACCAGTTTATCTGCATGACTTGTACGTTTACTTTCCATATCATCAGCATGCTTTCTAGCCGCTACATCCATTTCTCGCATATCCCTAGTTCCTGATTCTTTATCAACAAAATCAAGATCTGTAAGATCAGAACCACTATTCATAGATCGTGCTTTAGCTTGTTCTGTTTGTGTTTTAGCAGTTTTGAGTCCGATATCCACTTCGTTCTCTGCGCCTTTAGCAGTTTCATTACGTATTTTAGCTTGAAGCATCTGCATTTCAAGTTGATGCATCTCCTCCGCCATTGGATCAGGTTGAGGTTGATACTCAGAAATACGTTTAGCCAGATCCGGCATCTTACGTAATTTAGCAATATCAGCTAAAATCATATGACTCATTTCCGGCGGCATTGTATTACCCATAGTTTGTAACATAAATGCCAACTCGCTAGCTTTCTGTTCATCAGCTTCAGCTGTCGAGATATTAAGTTTGATATCATATTTACCACCTAAATCATTTCGGTTAATGGCTACAAACTCTTCATTAGTAATACGAACAATTTCTTCGTCTTCTAAGAATTCAGAGTTCATAGATATGATCTTACGGCCAATTTGATTCAATCCATTAGAAAGTCTTCTTAGAATGCCTAATTCTCTTTTAGATGTAGCATCAAGTGCTGATCTAATACCAGTAGCTGTAGTTCCTAAAGCTTGGCCAGAGATACCTTGGGTAAATGCTTTAACGCCGGTTAATGCTTCAGCATCGTTATTCTGCATGTTAAGTACTTCTAATGCAGATCTAGGAATCTCAGGATAAACTTCCATATGGAAAGCCTGTCTAGGATCTACATTAGCGTTAAATTTGTAGTCTTCTCCACGTTCAAATTTACGTGCATTAGTAACATCTAGAGCATCTTTACGAATGCCTTGTTGACCACTAGCACTACGGCCAATAATGTCAATAATTCCCCTAGTTACAGCTCCAACAATCTTTTGATTGTCTTCAATTAGAGCTGCATCTGGTTCTCCGTAGATGTTCTTACGCCGAGGTAAGTATTGAACTAGTACAAAAGGAATCTTGTTATCAGGATAAGGATTCTCCTCTAGTCTAATAAACGTATCGCCTACCCATGTAGCTACAAAAGATTTAACTTCTCCAGTATCATCGATATCCCAGTATCCCCAATATTCTCGAGCAATAACTTTCTTACGTGCTTTATCTTTAAAGGTAAACGAAGTATCGTCTGTATTAACTTCATGATCTGGTTCCGACAGTACTGATGCACTTTCAAAATTAATATTATCTAAATTCTTATACCGTCCATCTTTCTTAAGTTCAGATAAAGATGTCTCAAAACTATAAACAGCAAAATTTGCTTTATCAAGATCCCCATCACAAGTAGGATCTAGTATTATATTGTTATAGTCACATACCGTTAATACTGGTTGATTCTTAGTTGTAACAGTCTTCATTTTTGATTTCTGACCTGTTTTTACTTCTTGCTGTACAGGCTGGCCATCGGGCCCTGCAACTACTTGTACTTCCATTACATCTTCATAGATTTTACGTTTATCTTCTTCAAACTCCCAACCTACACGTACTACTACTGTTCCTTCATCAACAGCAGTCCTAATGTATTCATCAACAAATTTAACCTTATCCATCCGGCAATTGAGTTGGTAATTTAAGAGCATGCCATTTTGAACAGCTGATTCTTTATCTTCAAATGTTTGTGGAGCTGTATTAAACAGATCATCAGTTGATAGGAAGGGTTCCGATAAAGCAGCATATCTCCATTCGGCTTGTTTACGGGCTAGCTTAGGCACTAACTTAGAACGACCTCGCTTAGCATTAATAGTCTGTTCGCCATTAAGTACACGTAACCATGTATCTACTTCTGCCGTGTGTACATCATGAGCTACTTTAGCAGATTCGTAGTCTTGTTTTAAATCACCAAGAGTAGGAGGGTTTTCCCAATCAACTAACGTAGAAACATCAATTTCAGTATTTTCGTCTATATCTAAATCTGATTTATCAATCATAAGTTATTACCAACTTGTTCCAGGTGTTTTTCATAGCTACTGTAGGACTTTTTAAGAAAATTATCAACCTTATATATCTTAAGGCCTTCTATAGTAACATGGTATTTTAAATAATTATTAAACATAGAGTTCTGCCCCTCTAAAGGAATTGAGCAATAAATGTCATCAGCTCGTACTATTTCTGAAACAAAATATGTCCATACTTTAGCAAAGTTTAATTTAGCTTCAATTGTAGGCGATACAATCAATCCAGCTATCATATAGCCATTCAAAGGTCTATTAAATCTGTAAAATAGAGCTGCTTCTCCTTCTTGTATTAAGCTAGCATGCGCAAATAGCATAGTTACGCTCCCCCAAAGTAATTACCGCTATAATTACCTTTATTTATATATTCGTTAACTTCTGTGTAAGAGTAAGTTTTCGTAGCTTCTTTAATAACAAAATCCTTTATATTACTAATTGTAAAATCCCGTTTAGTAACAAAGTCCTGCATAGTGCGTTCAGGTATACCGAACATGTGCACTATCCATATAAAAAATACAGTCATACTTAAACTATCTAATTCATCCATATTTAGGGTGTCATTAATTGACTCAAGGGGCGTATATTCATCTTTATCTAAATCTATTCGACACAGGGAGTTAATAACATTTAAAAACTCATCATCTGTAAACTTAAAAGTATCAGATTGCATATAGTCTCCAATTCATACATATAATACTATATATTAAAGTTTAATGTTATTAAATGATGGGATATAAATATGTTAAAGACTACCTTGATTGTTAAGATTAAAGAATATCTAGATGTTATGCAAAGTAACACTAAGCTTATCGGGTCTTCAATGATAAACATCATTAATCACAAAATCAGTATAGTAAAACAGTGGTGTACTCCTCGCGAGTTAAGCCCTGAAGAGCATGCTACTTGGGTAAGTGCAGGTTCTCCTAGTCTATTGTTTTATACCTCTAAAGATAGACGCATTAAAGATATGGGACGAGGACCAGTCCCCTGGGATGAGCCGTATGAAAGACGTAATTATCCACATAACTATTAAGGAGACGATATGGGTGATATAACTGCTAATTTTAATAGATCCGAGTTTGCATGTAAATGTGGGTGTGGAAAAGATGATATTAAGGATGAGCTCGCTATTAAGGTTCAAAAGGTCAGAGATCTAATAGACAGACCTATCTCAATAAATAGTGGCATTAGATGCGTTGCTCATAACGCAGCTAATAATTCTAAAACTACCTCTAGTCATATTGATGGCTGGGCAGCAGATTTAGGGTATACAGGCTCTAAAGAACGTCATTCACTATTAGCCGCTATTATGCAGGTATTTGATAGAGTAGGAATTGCTAAGACCTTTATACATGTAGATGTTGATGCAAATAAAACAGCTGGTGTAGTTTGGTTATACTCTTAATGGAGGCTAGTACTATGGGAATAGGAGACTTATCGGGGGATACAGCGGATTTCTTAAATCAGATATCCTGGTTTGATGGCATTATGTACATTATCCTACTAATGGGCTTATTTACCTTCTATAAATGGGTAAATAGTAAGTTTTAACAGTGCAGATAGCTAATAAGACCTGCTGCAGGGCAATGAGACATAGCAAAATAGATTAATAGAGCTAACGTTAATATAAGTGCTAGATAGAATCTAATCATATTACCCCCTACTTATACGGTGGTTTTTTCTTTCCTTTTTTCTTAGTTACTACTGTAGTAGCCATTGTATAGACTCCTGTTAGTTTACGGCGGTTCTTTAAATGAGCAGATTCAATGTCATCTTTACTCTGCCCAAAGTATTTAACAGCTAGATGTTCTTTAATCATCTGAGTATTAAGATTCTTTCCATCAACAATAAGCTCACCTAGAATCCTACCGAACTTACCTTTCTTATCTAAATGAGTACGCAATGTAATATAAGAGCCCTTCTTGCATCTATCTTTTAAGAATTGGGCTGATAGTTTGCCATAGAACTTCTCTTCTAGGTCTCTAGTTCTAGACTCGGGAGTATCTATTCCATACAGTCTTATACGCTGTTTAGCTAAAATAACACTAAACCCAAGATCTATATCAACATCTATAGTGTCTCCGTCTACTACCTTAATTACTTTAGCTTTATACTCATTCATCCGTAGTCTCTTTATCCTCTCTAGGCTCACACACTTCTTTAAAGATGTCGTTATTCCTAGCTACTTTAGATAGATCCTTAATAACTCCTGCAGGTGGTTTACTATCTGCAAGCCACTGCTTAGTGTCTGGAGCTAGCTTAATCTCTTCATACCAGGCACATTCTTTAGAGTAATAAGTATCTGCGTTGTATAGCC